TCCTTCTGTTCCAGTAGTTTAAAGCGTTTAATCCATTGATACCAAGTATGTCGATATTGTTAGCAGTTACAGGTAGTGTAAAACTATAAGAGTAATCCCCGTCAATAGTGCTAATGTCATCAAATAGCTTTATCTGCCGTTCGATATCAATATCACCGTCAAAGTCTAAAAACCTATCGCCTATTTTTATAATCATATTACCTGGCTTGGTATTTCGTCTGTGTAAGTAACGCTAAAACTAATATCGAATAAATCCTGATTATCTTTTCTTACTGTAAATGAATCTTCATCCACTATCACGGTTCTCTTGTCTGTTCTTGAGTTGATAATCTGGACTAAAGGACTTGTTTTGATGTACTGTATGGCCTCAAGTTGTGCCTGAGTTATATACTGACTTCTAATAACTAAACCTTTTCGGCTCTGCCTGAATGTTTGCTTTGAAATACTATCAGCAAATTGACCATAAGATTTACCCCACTGAGGGAATATGTTTCCTTTAAATTGACCTGTTTCTTCTATGTCAATAGTATATTCCTTATCAGCCGTAAAAGCAAAAGCCGGCTCCATACCACCTAAATAGTTTAGCCATGTAAGGTAGATTGTTTGCCTTTCGCAGTCTGTGCTTTCTGAAACTGTTAAATCATTTGATACCTTAGTAACTCCCTTGTAAATTGAATAAACCCCTTGCTGCGTTAATGGTATTCTGTATACGCCTAAATCATAGGCACTTAAAGCGGTTTGAGTTCCTGAAATATCAAGATAATAATCGTTGTCGTTATCTGTTATTAGCACGCTTAAATCCTGATATGTTCCTGAGTTGTATTGTATCTCATCAAATAAAGTAAGCCATTGAGCCCCCTGATAGTAATCACTTAAAGCTCCCGAGTGAGTGTTTTTAAATGGCAACTTAGCGTTAACCGCAACGCCTTCAAAACTATCAGTAGTATATGAGCTTGTGTAAGTCGATAGCATGTAATTACTTCCTAAGCTATCATCATAGCGCTCTGCGTAAGTAATGTAAAACTGTGTGAAGTAATCAAGGTTATTAGGGAAATAATCTAATGTAGTATTATTTCTCAGGTTAATATGTTTCTTTAAAATCTCATTAACGCTAAAAAATACCTCCCCGTTTTCATCCGGTATAAAGTTTAATGTAGCTAACAATTCATAAGGCTTATAAGGTGCCCATGCATGAGCGGCATTTAATCCACCATATACACGAACAACAATATTATAATTTGAATAGTAACGTATAACGCTACCACCGCTAAAAGAATAAGTACTATCATAAACCAGATTGATAGTAATGGAAGTAGCACTAACCACTTCAACAATTTGATATACCCCATCCAAGTCATTTGTTCCTGAGATTATAATGCTTTCAAATGGTTCCGGATATGGGCCTGAATCCAAAGAACCGGATAAGTTCAAATTTACATAACCGTTATCATTCCCAAAACTGGAAACTGTTCTGCTCGTATCTACTGAGTTAGTCGGGAATATGTCAGATTTCAGCCTGTAAGTAATTGGCAGATGCACACAGCTCCACCCATGAGTTACAGTGACCGGGCAATAGGTAATAGACGCATCAACAATATAAGCCTGGTCTGTTCCGCTTGCATATCTTCTGATTTTAAAATAATCAGCCCCATATGCATCAACATACCAAAAACCATTATAGGATTCTACGTTTGACTGAATGTAAACGTAATCCCCATCTATAAGCCCATGAGCAACCTTGTTAACAGTAGCATACCCGCCATATTGTTCATCAATAGTAGCAGACACACAATCACCTAATACATGACCATACGGCCTATCAAGTACTGATACCGACATCTTTAATCAGTTTATTTTGTTTAAGATTAGTTATAAACTCATTCAGATAGTATTCTGCCATTGCATCAAGTACCGATTTCTCTATCTTCTGAATGTTCCTGTCTGTTAATACGTTTGAAAATACATCCTGTCTGCCGCCTTGCTGATAAAGCAAAGTACCTTTTTCGTGAATCCTTTTGGCTATACCATAAGCCATACCTAAATTAGATTCACCTTTAGCCCTTAACCATTTCTTAATGTTTTCTACCAATGACGGCCCCTCTGAAGATGCCCCTCCTTTAGTTGGCCCTCTTCCTGTTTCAACTACCTTAAAAAACTTCTTTGCTGATATGGTTAAAGTTACGGTGTTATTTTCTGCGCTTACTTCATAGCCTAAAGAGCGTGCCGTTTCTCCTGTGACTTTAGGGGTGTTTTCCTTAATCTGCTGAGTAAGGTTCTGACCGGCTGCGGTTAATATCTGTATGACGTTAGCTATCATATTCTGAACAATAGTCAAACGTATCCGGGACTGTTAAATTAAAAGTAAGCACCCACCCTGTAAGGCAATCCGTCATTACCTTTATTACGGCCTGTTTTGATATGGCGCTTATTGAGGTGTTGTGTGTGTTTAAAGTATTGCTTAGTTCTGTATAAGCCGTTAAGTCATCGTTAGTCTTCCTGATAAATTCCTGTACCAGTTTATCGGTTTCATCAAGGATTAGTTTGTATTGGTTCTCTGTGGAATCAGGACTATCAAAGCGGTAAAATACTAAATTACAAGTATAGGTTTCTGAAATAGTATATCCGGCATCGGTGTTAATTTCTGTTGTGCTACTCAATGGGTCTAACCAGATATAAGGGAACTTCTTATCCTTAATTTGATTAAAGTCTGAACTCCTGCCATATCCAAATTTAACATCGTCACGCAATGACCTTGCAATATCCCCTATAAACTCCCTTACCGCCTTATGACTCATACTACAAAAATACTTATTTTGATACTATTTTGTTATATTCTTTTTCACAATTAGCTTTCCATGCCAGCATTTTAACCTTATTGTAAAACCTTCTTACCGACCACTTGCCTAAAAGCTCATCTTCGGTTATACCCGTGTGCGTGCTGATGTTATCCAGTGTAAGCATAAAACCGAATGCTTTACTTAGCTTTTCGTAACCTGCTTGGACTTCTTCAGGGCTGTAGCTTTGGTCTGGGAGGGATTGGTAGTGCTCGTTTTCAAAGGAAATAATTTGGTTATAAAAAAAGAACCTAAGCCTACCACCTCCCTGGCAGGCTGATTCATAACCTCATCTAATGACTCCATTGCCTGATTATAGTCGTATCCTTCCCAATTATTTTTAATAGCATTTACATAGATAGCGCAGTATTTAGCATACGACTTGGTAAAGTTTAAAAGGTCGTTTGATGCCTCAGCAAGTATATCTTTACAGTCTATGTATGGTCCTAAAGCCTCAAAGGTTATGTCTTTCGGGATGGTAACCCCTAAAAACTCTTTAGGTGACTCTTCCCATTTAACCGGTTCACGTAAAAACTCTAATGCCACTAAAACAGATTCTAGGCCCTTTATACGGGCTTTTCTTATCACGGTAGTATCTAACCCTAAAAAGTAGGCAAGTATCTCTATATCGGTTTTAAGGCCCATTATGTCGGTATATTCCTTAAAGGTCAATTCATCCCATGAGGTTTTAATGTTCTTGGTTTGCTTTACCCCGTTTAGTTCTGCTGTGATTGTTATCATATTCTATGGAAAGATAATCCGATTGATTGATTTTGTTTCTTTAACCCCATAGCGGCATAACGTAACCCATCGCAGGCATGGTCGTTAAGTTTTACCGGCTCTTCAGGTATGTTCTTAGTTTGGCTTGTGGTAGTTTGGTACTTATAGCTTTTTATTTCCTTTAAAAGATTAGCCGATTGACCGTTAATGAATAGTTTACGGCTTTTTATGAAGTCTATGCCCTCTTTAACGTTCTTATTAGCGGGTCTAATGTTAAACCCAGCCCTGCGTATCTCTTCAATCCTTGCCGGTTCTGCTGCATCCGCAAATATTGGCTCGTGATGTTTCACTTGAATCTTTAAAAGTTGGATTAAATCCTGATTTGTGAGGTTAGATTGATAAATTACCTCTTCTGCGTATAGATTTTGGTCATTTTCTGTAACCCTGACCAAAGCGGTCGGATTATTGAATCCAAAATCCAGTCCATAACACAGGCGACCGGATACAGAATGTGTATAAATATTCCAATTAGTAAAAATAATGCCCTCAGAGTGGCCTCTTTCGCCTTCTCCGTAAATCCTCCATGCGTTTTCATCAATATCTTTGAGTTTTTCGATTTCTTTAACCTGCTCATGTGGTAAAAATGGGTTATCCTTATATGTTGATTTAATGAATTTGCAGTCATTGCGTGTTAATACCTCGTCATAAATCCAATGGAACTCATCAGCTGGATTGTAATCTATAAAAACGCACTTTCTGGTACGCAAAAGTAACTGCCTGAAGGTATCTTTATTGATTAGATTGGCCTCATTGACAAACAAAACATCCCTACCTGGGCCTCTAACCTTTAAAGCGTTATCTACTGAGAAAAATTCTATTATTGAACCGTTAGGGTATTCGTAAACCTGTTCTGTGCGGGTGTGTTGGTTTGGGTCATATAGTCCTGAGTTATCCATTAAGGTCATCCAATCCCGCATTGCCCCTCTTCTAAGGTGAGGGAAAGCCACTGAACAAATAGAAATGTGAATCTTTTCTTTTAGGGCTAACGCTATTAGTAGCTGAATGATGGTAAAAGTCTTACCTGAGCGTGTTCCGCCTTGGTTTGCAATAATTCTAAATCCTTCTTGGTATGCTTTGTAAGACTCTAAAGATACTTTAATCTTGGCTATCTGGTAGTTTAGGGTCTTGCCAGCTAATACTGATACCGCCACTATGTTCCGTTTTTTGGTCTATTTCCTGCTTATCTTTCCAACCGAAGTTCTTTAATGCGAATATAGCCCCTGTTGGGTTTTTACTATAAATAGCCAATCCTTCATACTGTTCTTCTATTCTTAGTAGGGCTTTTTTTATTGAGTAAGAAAACCCTGGCTTATCTTTATAGTCCTGTAAACTTTGGCGGCTTTCAAAACCTAAATAATTAGCAAGGCCAGTCCATGTAGGTTGCTGATTTTCAGAGAAATACTTATCAACCTCTTTTTCAAACTCTTCTGGATTATCCCAAATTGGCGGTCTTGGCATATTATTAAACGCTGAAAGCCCCTACTTTACGCTCAGTGAGTAAGGGCTTTCTACAATATTTTGTTAGTGTAACACGAATGCAAATATAATACTTTAATTTAAACAAACAAATACTATAAATGCCGTTAGCCATACCGCAAGAGCGATAAATACTAAACGTATAGCTACCTGGTCAGGGTTAAGTTTCATCTTAATTGGCTTAAAAGGGTTTCTTTTGAGTTGTTGTAGTTCACATAAACAATCTGATACCCATCTTTTTCATGGGTAAACGTGGGACATTCTTTGCGGTTCTTTTGGGTGAAGTACTGAAATTCCATCTCAATACCGGCTACCATTACCTTATCACCTGGTTTTAAGTCTTTTACTCTTTTCACGGCTTTTTGCTTGTGATTTTCTGTATCTGGAAGGACCACCCCAATCATCAGGGTTATCTGAAAACACAAAGGAATAATCTGAGCACTTTCGGTAAGGCTCTTGCTGGCCTTGGTCCCATGCTGGTTTAATTGTACTTTTTAATTTCATGGTCTGTTTTTACGCTGAATAGCTTTTTTAAGTGGATGTTTCTTAGATTCTCATTAAATTCTTTGTTTTGGCCTGCTTTATCGTGGCATGACCGACATAATGCCATTAGGTTATCAATCTTGTTTATTGCTGCCTTGCTTCTGCTCCTTGGTGTTAAATGGTGTATATCAACGGCCTTAGCACCGCAACACTCACAGGGTACAAAGTCTGAGGTATCATAGCCAAAGTAAGTTAAATATTTTTTAGTGTAGGCTTTCAAAATGGTATAGTTTCTGTTTCTTTAATATTACTAAGCCAATTTGTAACATCTAAACCATATTCGTCATACCTTCCATTATCCGGGTTCCAATTTAAATCAACCGTTCCAATAGACCCCCAATATTTAAATTTAACCTTTTGAATGTAAAGTGTATTCTGATTACTTGCATTCTTATACATGGTCAACCCTAAATCTGCTTTATTGTAAAAGTTAGCAGAACCGCTTATATCATAAAGACCAGGGACTTCATACTGACCTGAATCATGATTGAATTTCATTTTTGTAGGATGTGCCACAATAAAGCAATGAACTCCGTTCTTATGGTTAAAGTTAGCTATTTTATCTAAACTTTCTGAAATATACTTTGTTTCTGATTGAGAATATTGGTGCTCCAGCTTATTCCAAGGGTCAAGAACATACCAATTAACCCCAAACCTTAAAACAGATTGTCTTACCTTTTCAAGTATATTATCTAAGTTGTAACCATCATCAGGATATACCCAAAAAATACGCTCATCTAAAAATTCTTTTGCTTTTTGCAAAGTAAGCGAATCAGATTTAAAAGCAGATTTTCCTATTAACTTTTCAATTATTTTTATTATGTGAAGTTCTGTTGGTCTATTCTCAGGTGTGAAGTATGCACCCCTTAAATTGTAATCTATACACAATTGTATAAGGATTTGGTCTAAAACCTCAGACTTACCATGACCTGGTATACCTGTTAAAATTGTAGTATACCCGGGATGAATACTCAAAAATTCACCTATCTTCCCTCTTGGCTTCCAACCTTTAGGAAATCCATTTTTAAGAATATTTAATAAGCCATCCCAGTGATTATCTACTGAATAAATGCCCTGTAATGGGAAAGGCTTTAAATCAAAATTAACCTTCCCGGTTTTACAGTACATTTCGTTAACATCTTTAAATTCACCTAAAATAGCCCTTGTGCATTTTTCTACACCTATACGTCTGGCTAACTCTTCAGCTAACTTTTGGCCAGGCTCATCATTATCAGTGGCAATACAAACAGTCTTTACATTTTCAAAATAGTGATAGCAATTATCTAAATACTGCAAATTGTTATTACCCCTACTTGCCCCATTTGGAACACTAACAGTATTTGTAAATCCGAGTTGAATCATTGTTAGGGCATCAATTTCACCCTCTACAATTATTACCTCTTCATTATCTTGGATACCATCAATGTTATAAAAAACAAGTTCTGCATCCTTGTATAGTTTAAAATGCTTGTCAGAAGTGCGATATTTGACATTACAGACCTTTTTATCCTTGAAGTAAGGGAAACACACCACTAAGCGCTCTGATTCAACCTGAGGCATATATTCGCGTTTTTCAGTAACACCCATTTTTATAAGGGTATCTTGGCTGATGTTCCGCTTTTGGAACCATTCAATAACCTTATCGCTTAATTCAGTCTTGTTTTCCCATTTTGGTAAAACATATTGCTTTTTGTTTATTGACCCTTTCCATCCGCAATGGTTGCAATGAAATATTCCCTGGTCTAAATTAACCCCTAAACATTTTACATTTTTCTTTTTACGGTCATGGCTACATTGTGGACATTGAGTATAAACCTGTCCTGATATCCTTCCTTGAGGTATTGTTATATTGAAGTCTGAATAATTCATTGCAATTTACCCGGGTTTCTGCCTTTTATCGGCTTTTCATTAATCCATAATTTTTTAAAAGAATGCCAAAGATGATTATTGTCGTTATAAATGTTTCCGTTATTCTTTAGAAAAAAATCCTTAATAGGTGGGTGAATGTTCCTTAATGCCATTTTTTGCCCCTCATAAGCTCCACCAAAAGTACCCTCAAGATATTTTTCAAATGATTGCTGGTGTATCTTAATTGCTATTAAATTGTCTTTTACAATTATGTAAAGACCATCAGGATTATTTTCTAAACCAAATACATTAATTGCATCCTTATCCTTATCCTTATCCTTAGTCCCTTCGTAGGGGCTACATAGCCCCTCCATAGCCCCTATCAAATTGTGCTTATTTAGTATTTTTTGAACACTTTTACCTACTGCATCATTTTTTATACCACCATACTGAAAATCAATAAACTTATTAATCATCCAATATTCGTCAGATACAATTTTAATTCTATCGCTTAGGATTCTTTTTACTTCTGAGTGCTCTAAATGTTCTCCAATGTGAAATGAAGCAACTTTAAAGTTTACCCTCCATATTCCAGCATGGTCGCAATTATCTAATAGGTATAACCAGAACAGTTTATACTTTGATGGTAAGTCCATAAACCAGGCATCTTTCCACTTCTCTGAATCAGTCAATCTTTTAGCCATAAAAAAATACCAGCACGTTAGCAAAGGCGATCCAAGTACTACTGGCGTAGTTTAGGCAATGCAAACGGCTGGAATTTCTTTTTAATGTTTTCATAAACTTGAATCGCAGCACGAATATATAAAGAAATTAGTGGTTGTTGGTAGTATTTTAAGGCAATAGGGTCAACATTTTTTTAACCTAGGCTCCCCAGCCTGTTTTTTAAGTGAAACATTGAAACCCCTACGCCTTATGTCATTAGAGCCTTTAATAGCCATCCAAAGAACTTGTCTATAACTTCACTGTAAAAGACGGCATAAATCAATCCTACGGCAAATGTGAGCGAAATACAGCCACATAACAGTAGGTCTTTAACGTACCGCCTTAACACCTCAGGATTGGACGGATAGTCGAAATCTGGTTTTAAGTCTATTCTGCTCATAAAACAAACATTAAAATGGTTAAAAGAATGATTATCAAAGCAAATAAAAACCGCTCAAACTTCTTAGCCCTTCTTTCTCGCATCCGGTAAAGTCGGTATTTTACCCGGGTTATGTGGGTTCTGTCTTCAAAGTT